ATACTGCGTCAAATGAAACCAAGAACGGTTGAACAACTGGCTGCAGTATTGGCAATGATCAGACCGGCTAAAAAACATCTCATCGGCCGAGATTGGGATACAGTATTAAAAGAAGTATGGGTGAAGCCTGCTAATGATGAATATTACTTTAAAAAGTCGCATTCTCTGAGTTATGCCATGGTGGTCATAATTCATATGAACTTGATCTGCGAAAGTATCAGCTACGATTACTCTTAGGTACTCTGACCAGTTGAATACTTTTTCTTTTTACTCGCTTTTCTGCTATTTCACTGAGATTTACAATGGGACCAAATACAACTTCAACATCTTTACTGTTGAATGTTTTGATCACATAGCGAAAAGCGGTCATTTCACTTTTTAGAAAAATATTTATAGGTATTCGTCTGTTGCTTTCCCACCACCATACTTCACCAAGTTCTAAAAAGTGATTTTTTTCCGCATCGTCATTGATAATTGATATATCATATATGCTGGCCACATATGAATCAAAATTAATGATGATTCCTACATATTCTGTTTCATTGGATCGAATACAGGATATAAAGGGGTAATTGGTTTGAAACTGACTGTGTAGACTCATCGATTAAAGAATAAATACCGTTATGCAAATTTTGCCAATCTATTTATATGCCAATCAGTTCGATGTAATATTAGATTTGGATTCTGGCATTCAAGGAGTCAATCGGATAATGTATCAACGAGACCTTAATATTCAAAAAGGCATCAAAAATCTAGTTCGCATTCAGTTTAAAAATAGCGATCAGAAAAAAATTGCCGTGTCAAACACTGCTACCTATGTATTCAGTATGTTTGATTCTGTTAACCGTAGACTATTGATAGAAAAACCTCTAGCCATACTCGACGACAGTCGAACACTGTTTACTGCTGCTACACAGACAGATATTGGCACATCGTTAAACTTTGGCGATACTTCTACATTGTCTATTGGACAAACCATTACTGGGTATGGTATTGCTGCCAATACAGCAATTGTAGGCATAACTACCACAACCGTTGTTCTTAATCGCAGTACCATTTTCCCTGTATCGTCATCAACTGGATTGACCGTTTGTACACCGGGGTTAAAAGGTGTCGGAGAACTGATACTAACCGAAAGCGATACCATGGATCTTGACATAAGCGAATATCAATTCTCTGTGAAATATCGAGATCCAGCAGATGGCTCATGTCTTCCTACCTATGCTAATACTTACTATACCGTGGCAGGAAATCTCAAGGTATTACAGGACATTTACCCTGTTCTACAACCCAGCCAAGAAATAGTTTCTTTCAAACCCAGTTTCAATGCCAGTAGCAATCTGTATGAACACAAGAGTGGTAATGTGTATGCTTACCCGGAATTCAACAGCAATACCGGTCTGCACACTGTGGCCATGTATATGACCCGATATCGCGGAACTGTTTATATACAGGGCACCCTAGACAATACACCGGCCAGTTTTGGTAGATATGCTACACTGGCCACTAGAACCTATAACGGTTATTCAGGCGTTGACTATGCCAACTTCAACGGTGTGTTTAGTTTTATTCGCATCATGTATGTTCCTGCTGTTGCTCCTGCCGAATCCGTCAACAACAATCCCACATTCTTCGGAAGTTTTGACAAAGTCTTGTATAGATGTTAAAATAACATGTGGACTTCTCATCAACAATATTATCTCTAATTCCCGGGCGGCGACGACCCACTCCCAGCGGCTGGATCGGGTTTAATGCTGTTTGCTGCCACCATAGAGGACAAGCACCGGATACACGCGGACGCGGTGGCATATTGATGACCGCAGAAGGTGGATTCACTGTTCACTGCTTTAACTGTGGATTCAAGGCCGGGTGGAATCCGGGTCGGCTGCTAACCGCCAACACTAAAAAATTATGCCAGTGGTTGGGCATGGATGCCGACACCATCGGCAAATTGACCTTGGAATTGATGCGGCAACAGAATCACACAGCACCGACAAAGACACTGTTGAACTTTGCCTTGGAAGACCGAGAACTGCCACCTGATACTCGCACACTACGGGAATGGGTGGAGGATGATCCTGTAGAGCCTGTGATAAAAATGTTTGAATATCTGGTCATGAGAGGCATGGATATAGATTGGTATGATTGGATGTGGTCCCCGGCAGGTGGGTATCGAGATAGACTGATCATACCGTTCTTTCATGATGGAAGAACAGTGGGATTTACTGCTCGTAAAATCACCGATGGCAAGCCAAAGTATCTGACCACAAGCCAACCCGGTTATGTGTTTAACCTGGATGCACAAACTGCCAACTATAATCGCAAATATGTTATAATAGTAGAAGGCCAGTTTGACGCCATTGCCGTCAACGGCGTGGCCATAATGAGCAATGAAGTCAGTGAAAATCAAGCAGCAAGAATTACCTCCTTAAATAGAGACACCATTGTTGTGCCCGACAGAGATGCTGCCGGTGCTGCCATGATTCGATCCGCGTTAGACCACAGTTGGTCAGTCAGCATGCCACCGTGGGAATCACACATCAAGGATGTGGCCGATGCGGTGCGTTGCTACGGCAGGCTTTACACCATGGCCACAATACTGCACTACAGAGAAACCAATCCTATTAAAATTCAACTGCTACATAAAAAACTATCTAACAATGCCAATTAAACAAGACAAGCCCAACTATGATTTTGATGTTCAGAAACTTTATCTGAACATGTTTCTCAGCGATGCTGAAACATTCATGCGTTGTCAAAACATCTTTGACGCTGAAAATTTTGATCAACGACTGAAAAAATCTGCCGAATTTATCAATCAATTTGTAGATCAATATCGAGTCATGCCCGATGCTCCTATTGTCAATGCCAACTGCGGCACCAGTTTTGAAACAGTTAGTTTGCCTAAAGAACACTATGATTGGCTACTGGATCATTTTGAACAGTTTAGTCGTCATAGAGCATTGGAGAGAGCCATTTTGTCCAGTGCTGATTTATTAGAGAAGGGCGATTATGGTCCTGTGGAAAAACTCATCAAAGATGCCATACAGATCAGTTTGAACAAGGACATGGGCACTGACTATTTTGAAGATCCTAGAGAACGACTCACTAAATTAAAAGATGGCAATGGACAAGTCAGCACTGGTTGGCCTACCATGGACAAAAAACTCTATGGTGGATTCAATCGTGGAGAGTTGAATATTTTCTGTGCAGGATCGGGCGGCGGCAAAAGTTTATTCCTGGCCAACCTTGGAGTGAATTGGGCACTGGCTGGACTCAATGTGTTGTATCTAACATTTGAGCTTAGTGAAGGACTAGTCAGTATGCGACTGGATTCCATGACCACAGGTATTGCCACTCGTGAGATTTTCAAGAACATTGATGATGTTGAACTCAAAGTAAAAATGGTTGGAAAACGTGCAGGAAACCTACAAGTCAAGTACATGCCCAGTGGTAAAAATTGCAACGATATTCGTGCCTATTTAAAAGAATACCAGGTGAAAAAAGGCGTAAAACCCGACGTATTGTTGATAGATTATCTAGATTTGATGATGCCTTTAAGCGTGAAGGTCTCGCCCAGTGATTTGTTTGTCAAAGACAAATATGTGTCGGAAGAGATCAGAAACTTGGCCATGGAGACACAATGTGTCACAGTGACAGCCAGTCAGTTGAATAGATCAGCAGTGGAGGAGATTGAGTTTGATCACAGCCATATTTCAGGTGGACTCAGTAAGATCATGACAGCAGATAATGTGATTGGTATTTTTACCAGCCGTGCTATGAAAGAACGTGGCCGTTATCAAATACAGTTTATGAAAACACGTAGCAGCAGTGGTGTGGGACAAAAGGTGGATTTGGAATTCAATCTAGACACCCTGCGTATCACAGATCTGGGTGATGAAGAAGGTGAGCCCAGTTTCCGAGAACAACAGGCCGCCAGTGTAATCAACAATCTCAAGCGAACCAGTGTGGTTACCACTGCTAGTAGTAATTCAGATGAAGTTG